GTATTTAAAAAAGGCATACCAGCTACACATTGACTTTGAGCTAGGTCACTTGACTTTGAATTACTTGATTGGATCGCAGCAAAAACATTGTTGAGGTCAGTTCTCACGTTTGCTCCAGAAGCATTTTCGATTGTGTAATTTGTAACGTCAGCCACAGTTAAATACTATTTTCCTCCATGTTAACCTCCTTTGCCGAAACCAACAGCACTGTAGGTAAAGTTCCTATCAATACTAGCATTACTTGAGTTCTTAAAGTGAACTGTAAATCCAGTTCCAGATATACCACTGAGTTCAAAAAAGTCCCCTGTTGCCATATTCTGTGGAGATATTATTACAGCAGGTAAAAAACTATTTTGATTACCTAAAGCTGACGTTCCAACAAAAAATGGTGCTGTGAATGTAACAGCTTTTGCTCCTGCTCCAGATGCTATTACAGATGACTGTTCTGTTCTGGATAACATAGTTGCTGTATAACCTGCTTGTTGAAGATTCATATTTTGAGCCGTATCTGTTGTATCTAAAGTTATTCTGAATTGAAAACCTCTACCTTTGAACGCCCCATTGGCAAAATCATTAAAAGAACCATAGGTAGGAGATCCATTTGGATCATCAGTTGTAGTTCTAACTGCTATCTTTGCGTTTGCATCTTGAGCTACTGCACCATCAAAATCTGTCCATGTATCAATATTTTCGGTTCTATTATCAAATTGATCTCCTGTGTAAAAACCAACTCCTTGAAAATGTCTTTTTAAGACAAGTGAGAATGTACCACCAAGATCAAGAGTATCTACAAAATCGTATGTGCCAGTTGAATTTGCGGTTGGGTCAGTAAGTTTTAATCCTCCAAGACTAGAATCATAAACAACATTTGATTTGCTTCCGTTGTAAGGTGTTCCGTCAGTATCTTCTCTATCTGTTTTAACTACTATAGAATCTACTATTTCAACTGTTGATAAGGTTACACTAGCTGCTGTAGCACTAAATCTTCCACCATCGTCTTGAAATTTTAAAAGATATGTTCCTTGTAGTGCAGGTACTATAACTTCAGTAGCATTACCAGCTACAGCCTCAACAACATCTTGTGCAGCTTGAAATGTTGCACCACCTCCAGTTTGATTCGTATGCCTTACATAAACTCGACCACCATGTAAAACATCTACATCTGTAGATTGGCTGAATCTTAATCTGGCAAATTGTTCATTTATAGGTTCTATTGTTAAATCTTGAACGTCACCAGGTATCGCTGTTTTACCTACAGCATTAAAAGTTGCTACAGCAGGATTAGGTGATATGTCTAAAGCAGCGTTGTATGAATAAATTTGAAAAGTGTACTCGCCTACAGGTGTATCTAACAACTCAAAGTCAGAAGCAAATACTGTTTGAGAAACATAATTACCATTTTCAAATTTGTAATTTACTTGGTATTGAGTTACGGCTTCAACAGGTTTCCAATCAACAATTAGTTTACTTCGAGCCATTTTATTTATAACAACTATCTGTTCTGTAATAGTTAGGTTACTTGGAGCAGGTGCAGGTTGATTTAACAACGATATTGTTCTTGCAGCAAAAGGAGTTCCGCTTTCTATAAAGTTATACTTACCTTCTACATAAGATAAACCTGTAATTACATAGTTAACATCGTCCTGTTCTTGTACTTGAATAACTCTAAACAACTGAGTTTGTAAGCTATTACTGGATATTAAATATGGTGAGTTCACGTTTGGTGCTGATGAAAAAGCAGAACTAACTGTTATAACTGCTCCACTAATATCTGAGACTGTCCGTTGTTCTACCGTTCCATCAGATAGGATTACACTCAACGTTGGACTGTCATCAATAGCAGGTAAACTTGTACTTGATTGAGCATCAATAGTTATTGCTGTGGTTGTTGCAGATACAATTCTTCCACCTCTTCTTACCCCTGCTCTTACTGGATCGTTTATTTCAATTACTGATCCTGGTCTTACGAGCACTCCACTATCTATAGAGGTTGAAAAAGTTACTGTTTCAGATTCATTCTGTTCAGCAAAAAGAACTGCTCTACCTAAACGAGCAGCTTGACCTCTGCTAGTACAAGCAAATGCTTTTATTACTTTTTTTGTATGACCTAATTTAGATATTGCTGTTGCATCCTCTACTACTTCAAAATCTACTTCCTTTGAATCCATATTGAAGTAACTAACAGAAACAATGGAGTGTCTCTGCTTTAGGCTACTTCCTGCATAATTAAATCCTGCTGGTCCTACATTAGCTAGGTTAAATAAGTAACTTGGAGTTGTTGGTTTATCTTGGCTTATAGTTACACTTCCAGCAGACCATATAGGCATACATCTCATTACTCCTGCTAAAGAGTTAATAACATCGAAAGCTTCCTGTGAATTTTGAATATTTACATTGCAACTAAATCTAGCTTCTTGAGTTCCTGATCCAGTATTATCGTCAACCAATTCATTAGAATATTTACTTGCAGCTACAAAACTAAATAAATCCAAATTACTTTCAGTTATATGATCTCCAAATCCATATCTTGTATTCGTAAGCAAATCAAGTAAGCACATGGCAGGACAATTTGTATAAGTAGCTGCACCCAATACACCATTAAAAATGTATCCATCGGGATAAATTATTCTGCCTGTAGCAGCATCTACAGTTGGAGTACCAGAATTATTCGCACCTGCTCCTGGGATTTTAACTTTTATGCCACGCAAACGGAATTTTCTAGTGGGTACTCTACTAAACTGTTTACTATCTAATCTTATTGATGTGTAAGCACTATTTGGATAGTTAGATTGATTATCAATAACTTCTTGAAAACTTGTAAATTGAAAAGCATTTACTTGGTTACTATCAGTTGAATCGGCTGTTACTCTAATAACTTTAATGTCTACAGATGAACTGTAAGTACTAAGATTTATTCTGTGATCTCTTGCGTATGCGTCTGCTGATCTACCACTAACTTGATCTTCTACTTTAGTTACGAAACCTCCAGAATCATGTTGAACTTGTATTTTATAATTTACGGTATCTCCTAAAATATCTCCATCTCTAAAAAGTTGTAAAGCGGGCCAGGTAAGAGTGACGATAATAGCAGTTAAATTTGCAGTAGTCACTTGTCTGGTTACAGGAGCAGCCACCGTAACTGTTACATTTACACCTGTAGGAGTTCTTGGAGTAGTTGTGATTCCCTTAATAAACTCTTGATTAGACGTTCCAAAACGACTGTTGAACGTAATGTTTTGAAAGTTAAAATCAGTATCGTCTGGACTTGCATTATCCGCACCCTCTTGAAGTATTGGAGTATCGTCTAAAAAAATATCTTTTAAAAATGCGTTATTGTACGCTGTTGTTCCTTTTGTAAGTCCAGCTTTAGATGCTGTAGCTGAACCTTCAATCTCACCTTCAGATAGTAAATCTTGTACTGTTGCAAACTGTCTACTATGTAAATTATCAGGCTGGATCGTGGGTTGCTTTGCTTTATCTTTACCACCGCCTCCAGCACCTTTGATAATTTTTCCTTTGTTAATCATGCTTCTACCTGGTTAGTATCTACACCTGCACTTATTACAACACTTCCTGTGAAAATTTCACCATAAACTATAGGTACTGGAGTTCCTGCTCTTGATGTATTCTGTACTCCACTGAAACTAAAAGATAATCTTGGATCTTCCTCTGAACTGAATTTTTGTGGTTTAGGTAAAGGAAACAACATTTCACTAACACCCATAAGCAACAAGCCTATACCTAAATTTCCTACTGCTGCCATAAATGGACTTGCTAATGCACCTCCTGTTGCTATAAAACCAACACCCTTAGATCCAAGTGCGAATCCTGCTCCTCCAGATGCAATAGCTAAACCTATAAAAGCAACTCCAGCTAATGTTTTACCAAGACCTCCTGATCCAGCTATTACAGGAATAATATGAATATCCTCACTGCCTATAGGATGATGTAATTCATCTTTATCAACAGCATAACTACCAACTTTTATTTGATATTGTTTTGGATTCATATGTCTTTCAATTTCGGGAAAATTATAAATTAAAAAACTAGCTAAGTTTCTAAGACTATCAACTTTTACTTCAAATTCCTTATGACCTACAAATTTAGCAAGCTCACCGTATAGTTTTACTTTACGCAACATAACGATACCTACCTCCTGTACATTTTAACAACCATTCAGAATAAGGTTCTTTACAAGATAGTCTATCTGTTAAATGATGTAAAACATCTCCATCTAAGAAAATCGCTACATGATTTAAACCATTACCTAAAATTGACATAAATAACAAATCACCATTTATTAATTTTTCATCAGGTCTTAATTGTCTAAATCCTGTTCTCCATGCACACCTTTCAAACATAGGATCTTTTATAAATTCCTCTGGAGTGGATGGTCTTTTCCAATCTCTAAGTTCTATGTTTCTTTCTTCTTTATACCAATCCCGAACTAAAGCCCAACAGTCTGTAATGCCCCACACCCACTGTCTGCCTAAAAGAGGTGGTTTATAGCCACATGGTTCTAGATATGCCCATTGCTCCGTCTTTGGATTAACAATATGCCAGGGTAAATTGCTATCTTCACAACTAATTTTGTCTGCTTGACTAGGTGTAGGTGGGGTTATTGGATGACTATGAACTACAGCAACTATTTCTCCTATATTATCAGCTTTCACATAATCTTCTGGGTCGATAATAAAACACTGATGATCTGTCATAGATAAATTTTTACATGGGTAATATCTTTCTTTACCTTTTATGTTTAATAGAAGCCCACAAGATTCTTTTGGGTCTTCACGTTGGGCATGAAGTAGTGCTTTGTATTTCCAACTCATTATGCAAACGTACCAATAGCAGGAAATTCCGCACGAGTGCATTGTCTTTTAGGACAAATTACACCTGCGAGGTCTAAAACTGATGCAAGTTCAAATTCAACAACTTCTCTGTTTTCTGATGACTTTCTATCTATTGTGTAAATCTCTCTAGGAAACTCAACTTTAGGATCAGCAGTTGAATTTGTATTATCCGCAAAGTTTACTGCATCAATGTACTTTGCTAATGTTCTTATTCTAGTTACGGTAGCTCCTGTTAAATCATTACCAGCAGTAGTTTCATTTACAGTTAAAAGTATTGCAGAAATACTTAAGCCCGTAACAGAACTTCCTACATTTCCTCCATTACTTATTGCAAGTTTTGGTCTAGGTAATTGACCTTTTTGAAACGCAAAACCTGTTGCTTGAATTGGAAATCTAAAGTATTGGTTTCCATCCCATGTAATTTTATTGTTAGCGTTAAGATTACTACCTGCGTGAAAACGGTAAATAGTCGTAGCTCCATGCAAAGCATTATCTAATTGGAGCGTAAATAATTCAATTATTGCTGAAGGATTTATAGATTGTAAGTCTGAAAATGTACTACTGAAAGAAACATATCTAACAGTATTATCGTAGACAGTTACTCCTACTGTTCCTGCCCAGGGAGGTTCGCTACTACCTGTAGTTCCTGCTTGAGTTACTTTAAAAAATAAGCCATTGTTAGCCGAAGTAGGAGCAACTATGGCATCCACGCTTAAACTAGCACCAGCAGACCATGTAGTTGTCATGTAGTAGGTTCAAATACTTCTCTAAATGTAGCTCGAATATTAGCCCTATTGTTATATGGCATAGATTTATTCCAACCTTCACAAACAAATTGAGATGATGTACCTTCTCCAGGTAAACATCCTTCGGGAAAATTAAAACTATCCAAGTCATCTACACGAGCATCTAAAAAAGCTTCTATAGTATCTGCATCTGTTTCAGAAACTTCATAGGTAAGGCTAAACTCTTTTGGATTTTGATGGGCTGGCACTCCAAACAAAAGTCTATGTTCATAGCCATCAGCAAAACGAACAATTTTAATATTTGGTTGAGACTTCTTACGAGATCCGTAAATTGGTTTGATGTTTGGAAAAGTTGCCATTATGCTAATAATCCTCCAGGTCTTTTTTGTGTTATTAGTTCTGATTGTATTGCAGCCGAAATCATACGACCAAGTTCTCTACCACCTTGCTCATCTCCTTCAACTGAAGACCCAGAAGCATCTACATTTACAACAATATTTGTTGAACCACCAAGAGCATGATTTGGTGTAATCGTACCAGAAACACCTGGTCTAAACATCTCTGGTCCACGTTCTCCTACTACATAGCTTCCACCAGCTTTTACTGGTCCTCCATTTGCCCTAAATCCTGGAATTAGTCCTA